TTACCCTTGAAGAATTGAGGGAGATGGATGGGGAACCAGTATGGATTTACAATCCCGATACTGGCGTTTGTCTTGGATGCCGCGTAATTGCTCAGTACATTGGAAATCAATTCAACGATAAATGCAATCGGTTTATTTTAACCGATAGAGATTCTAAATTTGATTGTGAATACGGCAAAACATGGCTTGCCTATCGTCACAAATTGGAGGTAGACAAATGAATATAGGAAAAGCCTGTGCTATATTTATGCAAATCGAATCTGATAAGTACACGGAGGAAGAAAAAGGGATTGCAATTGACGTTGTTTTAAAAATGCCAACGCACATGGGAATCACGAAAGATATGATGTTAAAAGTTACAAAATATCTTTTTGACAAGATATATGAGGTGGAGGCAGACAAATGAGTGAAGAATTAAAACCATGTCCATTTTGTGGATGTAAAGCCGAAGTTGAAAGTGGCAAAGCTAATATTACCATGTCAAGCGGAGATGTATTTGTTGTTAAGTGTACAAATATTGGTTGCAATGCCGCTATTTATTTTGAATTTGAAACTGAACAGGAAGCCATCTCCGCATGGAATCACCGCCCACAGCCCGAAAATCCACCGCTTACCCTTGAAGAATTGAGGGAGATGGATGGGGAACCAGTATTTATCATAGACGGTGATGAACCGCTTGATAGGTATTGGGAATTATCCGAAAACGCAGCAGATTATATTGATAGCCGATTCGCGGAAGATTACGGCAAAACATGGCTTGCCTATCGCTACAAATTGGAGGATAAGTCATGCAAGTAGCAATTATAATCGGTGTGATAATAGTTGTAGTTGCGGTTGATTTTGTGACTTGGAAGGAGAGGAATCATGGCAAAGACAGTTGAACAGCTTATCCGATGCGCATATATTAATCTATTTCAAGTTCCACATAGTCTGTTTTGTCCAGAAAAATCATTAGAGCAACTTAGAACCGCTCTTGATGCAATAGACGCAGGAAAAGGATTAAATGATTTTGTACGGGAGGCACAAGATGACTGCTAAAGAATTTTTATGGCAATATCTTAACGCACAACGCGAAATTGATGCAAAGTTGGACAAGATACGCAAGTTACGCGAACAGGCTACTAAAATCACTACCACACTCAACCCTGACAAGGTACAATCAACCCAAGGTAATAACATGGAACGTGCAATCATGCAGATTATCGAAATGAGCGAAGAAATAGAGGGCAGCGTTAATTTGCTACGTGAAACGCAAAAACGCGTCAACGAAGCAATTCAAGGGGTCGGAGATTCACTGCAACGTACAGTATTATATAGGCGGTACATAAACGGTGAGAAGTTTGAAGAAATCGCAGTGAATATGAATTATTCATACAAGCAAGTATGTAGAATCCACGGTAAGGCTTTGGACGAAATAAATCATGTCCTAGCATGTCCTATTGAATTGTGATAAAATAGTATTGTAATAATTTATTTTAGCAATTACTTCCTTTCGTTGTTTGCCTCAACCTCCTTTTTTAAAATGCCTATCCGGTAATAAATCGGGCAGGCATTTTCTTTTAATAATTTAATATTGGGAAGTAGCCAAGTGGTAAGGCACAGGGCTTTGAACTCTGTATCTCATTGGTTCAAATCCAATCTTCCCATCCAATAGGCTCACCACGCTTAACGGCACAGAGTACCGATGCGGACTAGGGTGAGCTTTTTAAACATCCTGCATGTGATGTACATAAGTAACGTGTGCCGTGTTTAGCGGAGTTCACGGGGTGTCAAAATAAATTGCTGCCTACCAAGGCATATATATTCCCACTTAACTCAGCCGGTAGAGTGCCTGATTGTTAATCAGATGGTCGTAGGTTCAAATCCTACAGTGGGAGCCACTCTTTTCTGATAGCTGGTGAAGAAATCAGACGTGAGCAACGAGAGCAACGATATAGCTCAACCGACAGTGCGGCGCTTATATTAAATTGGGCAAGAAAAGACTATTGATGCTGTATAGATAGAAACTAGCTTGCTCATTACTGATTATTTAGCGTCTGCCTTATGGTAGGCGCTTTCTTATTGCTATTTTAGGGAAGTGAGGTTATGCTATGAAAATAAGAACTAAAATAATTTTATGGCAATGTTTTTTTGATTTGCCTTTTCTCGTTGTGCTTATATTACCGCTGCTAAATTATAGGCTTAATATATATTTTGTTGTGCTCATTATTTCGACAGCTGTCGCTGCAATTGGGATGTGGAAATTTAATCCCAACAAATATTGAGGGTATATCATCATGAGTAATAAGCACCCACATTATAAACCTCAAATGGATAATAAGACGTGGGGTGAGATTGTAAAAGATGATGACGAGTATTACGCAAAGCATAAGAAACATAAAAAGGGTGAGGGAAAATGCCGCATGCAGGGTATAAAAAGCCAGTAGAAGAAACAGCAGCTTATAAGCGCGAACATGGGAAACAGATCAGATATAAAAGCGGTAAAAATGTTGGCAGAGGTAACCCTCATCCTACAAAAGGTTATACAGAAAGAAATCTTGAATTGCAAGAATTAGCAGCATTAAAAAAGACAAAAGCAGAATGTCCCGGAACAGTTGATTTTGAAACACTTTCTGAAAACAATCAACGCATAATAAACAGTTTTTTCAAGATTGCTGAAAACGGTAATCTTATATATACGCCTGACGATATAAAGAATGCCATAATTGATTATATTAGTCACGGAATGCAGGAAAACGAAAACGCACCCGAAACGGAACGGCGTGTCGGCTATGCGACTGAAAAAGTTAAAAAAATTCAATGGGTTCCATCTATATTGGGATTTTGTGTTTATGCAGGGATTCCGAGTGCTTCATATTACACGTTTAACAAAAAAACAGAATATAAAGATATATGTGTAGCGCTTAAAGATTATTGTCAACAATGGACAATGGACGAAATGCTCAAAGAACGGTTACCGGCTATTCCAGCGATATTTGTTGGCAAAGCACAATATGGTATGATTGAGGCTCAAGCAGAGCAGACAATCACTGTAAAACATGAATCTATGGACAACCAGCAGTTAGACGAAATATTTAGCAAGTACAAACAAGCAGGCATCGAGGAGCAAAAAATAAAGTCTATTGAGGGAGAATGTCACGAGGTAGATAATAGTGAATAATATCATCGATACATTATTCTTTTTAATAATAAAAATACTTTAATAATAGACCGAGAATAGAATAGAAATAGAAATTAAGGAGGGACACCCTCCTTTTTAAACAGCTGTTTTTAAATGCCATTTTTAAATAGGCATATTGATTTATGGAGAAACAAGTGACAAGCGTATAATACGGCATATAGCCTATATGTAAGTGCATTAGTAAGCTGTGTATAATAAGACCACAAGCAGTCATGAGCGATAAGGCAGACAGATGAGGTACATGGTGATGTGAAGACATGGTGAGGGATGAGACGTAGCTAAGCAGTGCAATAGCAGGCACTTCATAAAATTTTACATTTAATTTTGCATAGCAAGGCCTCATAAATCTGCACATCTTGTTGCAATACATGCAATTATACCAATAACCAACTGCACAAAATATGAATAATTATATGCAAAGTATGCGAACCCGCATAAAGCCTAGGTTTGTTTGATGATATGAATTAGACTAAATAAAGATTTTGTATAATTCAATTTGTTATGTTGATGAATGAACGCTTGCACATAGGGGGTGCCGGGTAAGATGGTGCTCAAAGCCCAATTTTCGCACTGCTTAGCCTCACAAAAATTCGCTACAAACAAAAGGCAAGTTTTTTAATAGCTGATGCAGTCAAGAGTAATGTCAAGAGTGTAAGAATACAGAGGCACAAAACACCTGTAACCCCTGTAAATTAGCCGTTCGATTAATTTGATAGGTGTCCTCAGTTGCACATATCAGGCCTTTAACAGTATACCATTTGCACATATCGGAGGTAAGATGGACAACCATTTAATAGTTGATGGCAGTACAGGGGAACAAATAGGCGAATTGAATCCCGGTGACCGTATTGTCCGTGCGTCTACTGCAGTAAGGTATAAAGAATGGATTGAGCAGCAGCACGTAGATAAAGACAAATGGATTATAGCTGACTTTTTAAAGATATCAGCACAAGAGCAGCAACTGTGGAATAAAGACTTATCACTCAATGAAAAAGCGTTTCTGTTTTCTATTCAGCCGTACTTATCTTTTGACAACGATTTATGTGATGATAAAGGTGTGCAGCTCGGAACAGAAGAACTTATTTACTTAACAGGTATATCACGGCGGACAGCTTTCACAGTTATTAAAAGCCTAACCAATAAATTTATTTTGTATCAAGGCAAAAATGGACGAGGCCGGCAATACATAATTAATCCTTGGATAATGTGCAAAGGCGTTTACGTTAAGCGTGACTATCAAGCACTGTTCAGAGATTATAGGGTGCGCATGCTTGGCGGTAAACGTTGGGGTGACTTAAAGGAATTTCAGAGATGAATATACTTAAACAATTATTTTGCAAACATAAGTATGAGCATAAAATTGGATATTGTGGATTTCAAACATTCTATTTTCGTGAATGTAAAATATGTGGAAAAGTAAAAGGCTGAATAAGCCTTATTTTTATGCCCGAAAGGAGGCAGCTAGATGCTCACACCACATGATATTGAACTCATGGCAGAATATTGCGTTAAATATGCGATAAGTAACGGCGTGCCTGCATCTGCCGCCCCTGATGCCGCACAAGAACTATTTGCATATTATCAAAGCAACGAAAAATTGACAGGCCCGGGTGGCCTGCGCTCTATCTTGGGCGAAAAGTACCCCGAATACTTCTGCAAGGCATATTTGTCAGATCAGTTTGACCGCGAATTCGGTGATTACGCAATTGAGATACTTCATACATTTAAAAACGTTGTTGAAACCCCAAGCAGAGAAAAGCAAGCTGTAACTGCTCCAAGAGGACATGGCAAGTCAACACTAGATAGCTTCGCAATGCCAACATGGTGTGCTTGTTATCAAAAAAAGCAATTTATTTTATTTATCTCTGCCAACTATGATACTTCAAAAAACTTTCTTGGTAAGGTTCGTAAAGCTCTTGAAAGTCAAGAAATTACAGAGGATTTCGGCGTGCAATCAAACAATACAGCATGGAGCGCAGAAGAACTTTGCACTAAAAATGGTGTTTGGATAAAATGTGCCGGTTGGCGAAGTGGGTTGCGTGGGATGAATAAAGACACGCGTCCTGACCTTATCATTCTTGACGATCTTGAAGACAAGGATGTTATCCAATCTACAAAAGAGCAAAAAAGATTAGATATTTGTTTTAATGAGGAAATCGGACGGTTAGGAGATTACCGCACCGATCTTTTTTATATTGGCACACTCCTTTCCGAAGATTCGCTTTTAGCCCGAACAATGAAAAATCCTGCATGGCGGTCATCGTTATTTAAGCGAGTAATTTCATTTCCAACAAACAACGCTTTGTGGGATGAATGGCGAAAAATTTATTGTGACATTACAAATCAAAACCGATTTGATGATGCATGGAAGTTTTATGAAACCCATAAAAGTGACATGCTTAAAGGTTCTAAAATCTTATGGGAAAATAAAGTACCTCCAAAATCAACACAATACCCCGGTGGCTACTACAATGTCATGCTTGACCGTGTGGGATTTGGTGAAGATGCCTTTTGGCAGGAAGATCAATCCGAACCCGCCAAAGCCTCAGACAAACCTTTTAAATCCTTAACTTTTTGGAATGAGAAATACAAAGGTGAGGAATTTAAAAAAGCTCTGCAAAACATTACGCTTGGCATTGACCCATCCGAGGGCAAAGGGTTTGATGGCACTGCCTATGGCGTTGGTGGCAAGATTAATCGCGGTGTTGGAATATTAGAGGGGCAGTTACGAAATGATGCACTGGCGGCGATTATGGCGCATACAGCGTGGTTCTTACAAACTTACCCCGAAATTCAAGAAATCATCATTGAAGAAAACACCTACAAAGAGGATGGAACAAATCAGCTTAGAGAGTATCTAGCTGAACATGGATTTACTCAAAAAGTTGCAGGGTTTCGCTCTGAAGGGATCAGCAAGTATAACCGCATAATGCAGATGGAACCGGATGTTAATTCTGGGCAAATCCTTTTCAACCAAAATAACGTTGACTTTAACACAGAGGTTATAAGGTTTAGTGCTTCATGCTCACATGATGATGCGCCGGATGTTACGCACGTATTGTGGAAAAAGTTTAAAGGCTCTGCTACTTCTGCATTTGTGGAATATGCGCGAATGGAAAGTGAAAGATTAGCAAAGGAGAAAACAAATGTTTCAAACGGTTTTTGATATTATTTTTGCAATTGTAATTTTAGGCACAGCTTTCACCATTCTTTTTTGGGAATTTAAGAAAAAGCGCAGTGCTGAAAAAACTTATGAATATCACCTAAGAATCGTGTTAAACAGTGGGAAAATTATTCGACTAACTCTTGGCGAAGAACTTTACCAACAATTCAATCAGCTTCTTAACCAAGAAACGGGAAAATTCCAAATTAACTCACCAAATAAGGCTGACACCAAAATTCAAGATGCCTCCACCATGTTATACATGCAGTATATTGCCGCTGTGACAATGCGCCGATGGTAACAGTCGGCAGCGAAAGGCAGGTGAAAAATAAATGAGATTTACACAAAAAGCAAGCATAAGTACGAATATAAGCGGAATGACCAACTCCATGAATGCTGGAGCATATGGTATTACAATCCCGCAAACCGCCTATAACTCCGAGCAACTGCAAGGCATGGATATGAGAACGCCATTTAGTCCTGGCTCACCTATGAGCCCTCGACGCGAGTATGGAACAAGCCCACTGCAATACGAATATATGGTTGGTCAAAACATAGTGCAGCTACCTAGAGCAAACGAAAGAGTAAGTTTTAAAACCATTGATGATTTATTTTCAGTTTATGATGATGCCAAACTTGCCAGAAAAGTAAGAGTTGACCAAGCACGCACGATGGATTGGCATGTTAGACCTTATGACATGTCAAAGTATAAGGACTATGCGAAAGATATTAAAACTGTTGAAGCTTTCTTTGAAAAGCCATATAGTGGTGCATTATTTTCGGACTTTCAAGTAGCGATTGAACATGACCGGATTTCCTATGATGCCACCGCATTTTTTAAAAGGTATACAAGGGGTGGAAAGCTTGGTGCACTAGAACCAGTTGACGGGCGTACAATAGCACCGATAATTGATTTTTACGGTCATGCTCCATTGCCTCCCGCCCCTGCGTATATACAGTGGATTAGAGGATATCCCGAAGTATGGCTAAACCGTGACGTACTTATGTATCGTCCATACTATAAACGCCCCGATTCCATTTATGGCAGTCCTCCACTTGAACAGGTCTTGATGAACGCCAATACAGCAACAAGGACTTATTTATACTATCTTATGTACTTTACGGAGGGGAACATACCGGGTGCGTATATGACTGCGCCGGACGGTTTAATAGACCCCGTACTCATAAAGCAGCTCCAAACCGACTGGGATAACTTAACGGCGGGCGATGCGGCGCAAAAGCACAGAATGCTTATAACTCCGGCAGGTTCAACCGTTAAAGAATTTAGAGAGTATGCACCGAATAGCGACTTTTCAAAGCATTTAATGACCTTAACGTGTGCTGCTTTTGACGTTGTCCCCTCTGAATTAGGATTTACCGAAAGCACAAATAAATCAAGCGGTGACAGCCAAGAAAATGTCCAAATGCGGCGCGGGCCTAAGCCTATGATGAAGTTCTACAATGAGATGTACACCGACATTATACATAAAGATTTCAACATGCCTTATTTGAAATTTGAGCTTGCTTACGACAATAAAGACGAAGATCAACTCATGGATGCTCAACGGTGGCAGATATTTGTAAATTGCGGAATTGCAAGCAGAGAAGAAGCAGCTTTAACAATGTTTGGACATGAGCCGACTGATGGTATTGATTCGGGGAGGTCTGTTCTACTTGGCAATGAGGTTATTCCTGTAACGCAGCTTGTAAATGGCTATACAGGTCAAGGAAACACGTTGTCAACAAGCGGCGCGTCTGCACCTCCGGCTGACGGAATGAACCCAAAGCCAACTAATAATCCTCCACCCGCTGATGGGCAACAAGCTCAGCCAGTGCAAAAGGCGGCTGCTGATAGACTAAAAAAAAACGCGAATGAGTTTCCAAGCAAAGTAGAGGAAACACTGCGTAAGTCTTTTACAGATGCCATTACAGCCGAACTAAAAAAACAAGGTGATGCAATTTCTCTATGGGCTGAGAAATGCATAAGCAAACTTGGCAAATCAGATAAGGATAATCAGACTTTAATCCTTGAGATCATTGCAATAATCAGTTCCCAAGGTTGGAATACAGCTCTTGCAAAAACCTTGACTGCAAATATTACTAAGATATTTGTTGAATCCATGAAAACCACTCAAAAAGAGCAAAGCATTACCTTACCCGCGCAAACCGCTTCTAATGGTGCAGAATTAACTGCCGAAGAAATATTCCACTCTGCTGCTGATGATTACGCAGGAAGTCATATAGGTGAGCTAATAACAGGGCTAGACGATACTACAAAAAGTCTTGTCCAAAACTCCCTACAGGATGCTATTGCAAAAGGTAGTACGCCTACCGAAATATCAGATATGCTGCAAGGTAACTTTGCATTTTCACCAAGTCGAGCCATGACAATCACGCGAACTGAAACAGGATATGCATGGAACAGCGGTGCGATAGGAATTGCCAAGGCTGCCGGAATGAATGCAGTTATTGTGTCGGATGGGCAAGATTTTGATGCAGAATGTCAAGAGGCAGACGGGCAAACGTGGACGGTTGAATATGCCGAAAATCACCAACTACAGCACCCGAATTGTAGCCGTAGCTTTACAGCAACACAAGCAGATCCCGAAGACATAGACAAAGGAGATGATGACGAGTGACTAAGAAAAAGCAAAGTTCACTTAAAACTTTTAATGATTGGTTTGCATTAAAAATGACACAAAAGTTTGGCAGTATGGGAATGTTCTACTTATTGGTGTTTTATGGTCTGTTGCCTTGCATACGGTTTTTAGCACCATTTCAAAATACATTTTTATATTATTCGAACTTTGTACAACTTATCTCACTCCCTTTACTTATGGTTGGGCAGAACTTGACGGGGCGCGTTGCTGAAAAAAGAGATCAGGAAACGCACAGACTTGTAAAGCAATCTCACGATTTGCTAATTCAAGAGCTTAAAGATATCAAGGAAACTCAAGACGAATTAGCTGAAATTATCAAAAAGGCTCTGTTTTCATGTTTGAAAGGAGTGATGCAAATTGGCTGACTTAGAAGACAAAGAATTTATTTACTCAGGTGGCATATTTAAATCTGAAACAACTTCAGATGGTGGACTTAACATTTCTGGCTATGCCACGCTTGAAGTGCCGGACAAATCCAATGAAATTATTGACTTCCCCTCTACGGTGGCAGAACTTCAAAAATGGTCAGATGATACTTCACAGCGTAGCGGCGGAAAATCAAAAGGCAATCTACGAGTTATGCACAAGTTAGAACTTGGTGGCAAAGTCACCGACATGAAAGCCGTAAAAACCACAATAAAAGATAAAAATGGCAACGACCAAGAAGTTAATGCTGTTTTGATTGATGGTTATATACCGCCCTCACTTCCTGATGTTATCAAGAATGTGCAGGATGGTATTTTAAATGGCTTTTCTATCGGTGGCAAATACAAGTCTAAGCCAAGTTATGATCCATCGGCAGGGGCGAACAGATATACCCCTATACCAACCGAAATATCGCTTGTGGACAACCCTTGTTGCCCCGGCGCAGATATTGTAGATGCTATTGCAAAAGCGGCAGGAGCACCGCAGAAAGGAACAACCATGGAAGATACATCAGCGCAGGATAACCTTGTAAAAGCTAACGCAGTTTCATCAAATGATGCAGCAATGGCAGGTAGCTTTGAAGAACTACGCGAACGCATCATGGCAGCAATTAAAGCCAAATTTGCGGGGTTCAATGACGATTGGGATGGCTACATATGTGCCACATATCCAGATAAGGTCATTGTTTACAATTGGGATTCTTCAAAATATTTTGAAATTCCTTATACCGTAGAAAATGAAGTAATTACAATTGGGGATTTAATCCCGGTAGACAAGATTGAGCAATACGTGCCTATTGAAGTTCAAAAAACCATTCAAGATGAGCTTGCAAAAAGGAAACTACAAAAATCCGTATCCCAAAACAAGGAGGCTAAAAAAGTGACCAAGACCAAAGAAGATATCCAGAAAGCTGCCGAAGCCGCAGGGCTTATAGGCGAAGCACTTGACAATTTTGTCAAAGCAATGACCGCCGATGATGGCGAAACTGACGAGCAAAAGGCTGCAAAAGCTGCAGAAGCTGAGGCAGCGGCCGCCAAAGCAAAAAAAGCAGAGGAAGACAAGGCTGCCGAAGATGCCGAAAAAGCAGTTAAGGTCGACCTTACAAAAGCCGCTTCTGCAATCGGGGTTACTTATGATGTACTACTTCAAAAAGTAGGTAAAACCATAAGTGACGATACTGCGAAACATCTCAACTCTATGAAAGCCGCCGCAGGGCATGTAGTTAAAGCGGCAGACACTTTGCTTTCCGGTAATACACTGCCGGATGACCAGCTATTCCCTGCCGGTATGATTTCACCAGTTGATACCTCGATTGTTGACGAATGCGCAAAAGCCGCGCAGCAGGAAAGTCTCACAAAAGCCATAGGCGATAAATTACATGAAGCTGGCGTTGATGGACTTCAAAAAGCAGTCGGTGGGATTGTAGACCTAATTAAAAGCGTTTCAAGTGAACTTGCTGATCTTAAAAAGTCTGTACAGGAAATTCATGACCAACCACAACAGGCAGGCCCGATTTCAGCACAGGCGGTTACAAGCAGGCTTGCAAAAGCAGAGAATGGACAGGCCTCTTTAAGTGCAGATGATCTCGTAAAAGCAATTAATGCAATGAGCAATCCACAGGATAAAGAAATATTGTCAAAAGCCGTAGGAGAACCAATACTCAAAAATCTCCTGCGCGGAAATTAAGGAGGATTACATAATATGAATGATATGGAATTATGGTCAAAAGAAACAATGGATAAGGTGACTGGCGCACTTCGCAAAGATGCATCACAACAGGGCTATACCACGGGACTTGGCTTAACCAACATTGAGCTTGCCGAATATGCCCGCGTACTGATTCCGTCCCTTACTCCTTTCAGAAACTCACTGCCAAGAACTCCATCAAAGGTAGGATCCCTAACCACCATGTGGCGTTCGATTTTGAGCGCAAATACAACCAACCTCAGGCCTACTCTTGCGTTGGGTTCGGCAGGTGTCACCCCAAACACGCAGGAAGCCGACTTCATGGCTTCTTATTCACTTATTAGTCAGGGTGGCCGCGTTATGCGAGATGCTAGGATGCTGGCAGAGGGCTTTGACGATTTGCAGGCACTTTCTGTTCAGAACACCCTCATTGATCTTATGAAGCAGGAAGAAATCATATTGCTTGGTGGTCAGAACTTTACTCTTGGCACTCCTGCTGCTCCAACGCTTGTTCCTACATCCTCTGGCGGGTCAATCGGCACTGTTAACGTAAGTGTTGCGGTTGCAATGAGAACCTTGCAAGGCGTACAGGATGGGCAGTCAACAGCAGCATCAACGCCACAGGTAACCGGAGCATTAACAGGCTACACTAACGGTAGTGTTACTGCAACAGCAGCATGGTTGCCCGGCGCAATGTGCTATGACTGGTATGTTGGCTTGGCTGGCGGTTCTCTGTACTATTACGGCACAACGACAATCAACAGCATTACAATAACTTCTGTTCCAACACAGGCAGCAACCGCTACAGGTGCACCTTCTGTTCCATCCGTTCCGGGCGCCAATTCTGTAAATACAACCACAGGCGTTATTACCTTTACAGCTATTGCCACCGCCACCGCTTGTAATGTCGATAACTCAGCGGATACAAATTCCATGAACGGATTTATCGCTACTCTTATCGGCGGATTCAGCCATGTCGGTAACGCAAACATTCTCGTTCAAAATGGCACAGGTTCTATGGCTTCTGGAGCTAGTGTAACATCTCTAAATGGTGCATCACTTATCGGTAACGGAGGCACTATTCTCCAGATTGACAATGTACTTGATTCGCTCTGGCAGGCATATAAGGTTAGCCCATCTAAAATTTATTGTAACAGCCGCACAAAACGTTCTATTTCTGACTTGATGGTGTCAAGTGGTGGTACAACTACATTAGTACCGATTCAATCACCCGACCAGCGTATAGCGGCTGTAGGCGGTGTGATTCCGACACAGTATGCTAACAAAGCCGGTGAGGGATTCCTTGACATTGTTTCACTTCCATGGATTCCACAGGGAACAGTTATAATTGCAACCGAAAAGCTGTCATTTCCAAATAGCCGTGTCAATGCCGTTTTCGATGTTGAATGTCAAATGGACTACACAATGACTCCATATCCTGCAAATAAGCAGTATGGTACCAATGGCGGCCCTCGCTATGAGTATGATGTAGCAGCAATAGAAACTTTCAGAAACTTCTTCTCCGGCGCACACGCCGTCATTCAAAACGTAGGTGTTTAATAAAAATAGGGCGGCTTAAAAACCGCCCCTTTACTTTGGAGGAAACAACATGTTAATAAAAGTTTTAGCAAAGGACTGCGGTCAAATAATTCATAGAAAAGGAGTATTCAAAGTTGTAAAAAGCTTTGCTGATATTCCGGCTGAAGTTCATGAGGAATTGCTTGAATTTCCAACACTTTATGCTCAAGTCCTCGAACCAACAGCACAAGATATTATTGACGAGCTGAATAAAACAGATTCAAAAACCGACTTAACCAAACCTAATGAACCCACTGCCACGAAATAATTAGAGGAGGCGTTATAAATGTTAACCGATAAGTCTAGCATTCTTTACACATCTGCTGCGGCAGTAGCTACAACGGCGCTCAACAGCGACATAACGCCTCAAACTCTTTCTGCCAATGCTACGGCGGGTGAAATTTCAATCACAGTCAACAATTTAGGGCAAGGTTGGACAATAGGCAGTCAATTATTGCTTGATGGCAATAATGCAAACGCCGAAACCGTTATAATTACCGCCGCAATAAGTGGAAACTCTATACCCATAACAGCCTTGCAAAATAATCACATCATAGGTTGTGCTATCTTTAATGTTACTGTCCTATCTCAATATATCGCTATTGCTTCACGCTTTTTTGATGAAGAAACTCATTATCCGGCAGGGTGGGGATATGAGAGCTGGACGGAAATGAAAGAATCACGCATTAATAATTATGGCAACTTGTCGATAGCGCTGAGCAAACCGATTGTTCAAATCGGTGATATATCAAATGTAAGCATTCAAGAAATGCGATCTCACGGTTCTAATCCAGTGGATATTACAAATGCCTATATCCGCAATAATTTCTATCTTGAAATTCCATTACCTTGGGCATACACGCCTTGTGCAGTTATGGCTACTGTTACATATTTGGGTGGCTATAATCTCCTCCCTGCATGGGTTCCGTGGGCAACAAATGTAATAGCAGCTCGTATGTACATGGAACGACAAAGCGGCTACAGTGACACTATAGGCAGCGCAGAGCAAGGAACGCTGTCGTTTAAAAAAGCCATTCCTGCGGATGTTCAAGAAATGATTTCCCATAACAGGCGGTGGGTAGTTTGATAAGATTTACATTTAACAAGCCTGACGACATGCAGCCGATGGTAGCGCAAGGCCTTAAAGACGGTGTGCAACAAGCTACAAGTTATTTAGCAAGCTACGAAAAAAGTATTATTCCGCAATATCCGAATATACAGCGTTCTATAATTCCCGACCTAACAGCACTTGCAAGTTACAAAGGAACCGTTATACAGCAAGTGAGTGTTGCTAAATATGGGCTGTGGGTAAATAACGGCACTGGAATATATGGGCCTTACAATACTCCAATAGTACCAAAAAATAAAAAGGTTATGGCATGGCCTAAGAATGGGCCTCAATATTTCAGAGTATCTGTTAAAGGACAACAGGCACAGCATTTTTGGGAAAAAGCAAAGACACAGACTGGCAAAGTCACTGAAATTATTCAAGCTGCAATTGAGAAAGCATCGGGGGCGTAAAAGTGGCAATACAAGATATTATTACTCAAGCAGGTGCAATATTGCAAGGCTTAACAATAGGAACGCCTCCGGTCACAGCGTTGCAAATGGTTTATACCAACTTACCGTCTGCACTTGGACAAACTCCATGCGCTACAATTATGCCTCATCGTGGCACTTTAACATGGCCTAGAAAACCAATGCAACGCGAAGTAAATCATGACTTTGATATTTTCTTATACTTTTCTAAAGGCGGAGATTTATCCTCTGTCGACCAACTTTTAAAGCCTTACATTGATGCTGTTATTTTGTTGTTTGACACTCATATAACGCTCAATGGTACATGTTTTAATTCTGGCATCACAGATTATAACTATGGTGGAATAACCTATGCTGGCGTTGATTATATCGGTGTAAAATTCACTTTGCATGTTATCGAATTTAGTCCATTTCAATATCAAGCCTAAAAGGAGGGCATATGAAATATAAATTTATAGGAGCAGAACCGGAGTTTTTCCCGGCACTCGGTAAAGAACTTCAACCGGGTGAAACTTTTGAAAGTGATTTAACAATCGTCAACCGAAATGTTGATAAAATTACCGAAGTTGGAGCAACGCCGCCGCCCGCACAACCAATAGAACAATCACAGGAAGTAGAAACTCCAACAGAATTGCAAGGAGTGATGAGTAATGTCTAATTATTTTTCCAGTGACTTACAATGGCTTGGTGCTGGTAAAGAAACCTCATGGGGAGCAGCTGCATCAAGCACATATTTTATACCTTTTAAGGACTGTAAACCTGTCGACAAACCCGAAGTTGTAAAAGATGAGGGCACTCGTGGTGTTATGGCTGGCACATTTGGAGCTTATCAGTCCATTCGCACATCAACGTTTGATTGCGGTGGCGAAGTTTTTCCTGATAGTATAGGGCTGTTTTTGCTTGGCATGTTTGGCTCTGATACAGTTACGGGTACAACAGTCAAAACCCATACGTTTGGTCTTGCACAGACGGCACAGCCACCGTCACTCACACTAAATTATTTTAATGGAAATAACGAAAGAGCATTCACAGGGCAGAAGCTCGAAGAATTGACTTTCAAATGGGCAATAAAGTCTGCGCTCGAATGGTCGGCAAAGTCTACTGGCAAAATTTCAACTGTTGTTGGCTCTACTGAAACAGTGTCGCTTGCAACTACGGCTCCGATTATGTCGTGGGCATTTGCTTTGCAGCTTGCAACTGTGGCAAATCTAAACCTCGAAAGCTTTGAAATAAGTCTAAAGCGTAAAAGCGATGCAATTCATGCCGCGAACAATAGTCAAGACCCTGCTTTTATCAATGTTCAAGGCATGACAGCAACAGGCAAAATGTCTTTTGCATATACCGGAGACCCCGAACTCCTGCTTGCCTTAAATAACACACAAGAAGCAATTACTTTTGTTGGCACTCAGGCAGGTACGAGCTACGGAATTACATTCCAGCTTTCAAAGGCTTATTTTAGCGAGCCGTCAGTAAGCGGTAAAGACCACATGATGGTTGACATGTCTTTTGAGGGCTTGTTTAATGCAACTGATGCAGGTCCTTGCACAATCAGCCTTATCAATGCAGTAACAAGTTATTAATGAGATAAGTGCGATTTATTACATTTTGTTCGTACATATAGATAAACGAAGTATTTTAGAGGTTTTAGTCGTAAAAAGCTAAAGCCTCTTTTTTGTAACGCATATTCCAAAGCTTATTAAGTTTAAGGAGTGTGCGTAAAAGTTCGCAGACCTCCGATAGAGTATATCCAAAAATGGTGACACCCTTTACATTATAAAACATAAAGGAGAATAAATTTATGTTAATGGAAACAACCAACTTAACCCCTATTGAGGTATTACTTAAAGTTGACAAGGATGGATTTACGAGTTCAAAAAATCTTTATGACTTTCTCAAACTAGACAAAGGCAATTACTCAAGATGGTGCAAGTCTAATATAGAAGAAAATACTTTTGCTGAAAAAAACATTGACTATTTTTCGTTCCTCATAAAGGAAGAACGAAATCCGAACCCGACTACCGAATACAAACTTACACCATCATTCGCTAAAAAGCTTGCCATGCTTTCAAAAACAGAGTATGGAGAACAGGCACGGTGTTATTTTATAGCTTGTGAAGAGGGCTTGAAAAAGCTTGCCTTCGAACATCAGAAGTGGGAAATTGAACGAGCTAAGGGCGTTGTTATTCGGCATATTTTAACTGACACTATCAAAATTAAAATTGCTGATAGCCCACATAAACGCTTTGCCTATCCCAATTACACCAAACTTATTTATAAAACTCTCTTTAATAAAACAATGGATGAACTTAAAAATGAATTTGGTGTTAAGGAAAAAGAAAGTGTACGCGAACATATGACTGCCGAGCAACTTCAAGAAGTTGAAAGTATGGAAATGCTTATCAGCAGTCTTATCAATATCGGCATGAGCTACGATGAAATCAAAGAATTTATAATTTTAAAATGCACGTTAAGATTGACGGCATAATATAGGAGGAAAATAGATTATGGGATATAACATAAAGTACAAAGCACCAACTATTAAAAAAGAATTCCCCGAAATTGGGGATAATGAGGGAACACCGTTTTTTGTGGAATTTAAAAATCCACATTTGCTCCCATATGGTGAAAAGGTGAAGACGCAAACAGCGGCGGGGATTACTTCTGGTGCAACTCCTGACGAACGAATTAATCAAATGGGAAGTTACGCACAGAGCTTAATCACAAGTTGGAATTTGCTTGACAAGGAAACGGAAGAAGCGGTTGACTTCAATGATTCTGATGCTTTACAAAAAGTACCGTCTGAAATTGTTGAAACAATTATTTCTGAAATGCTACCATTGAAAGCTAAGCAGGAAAAAATAAAAAACTCCTAAATGCGGTCAAGGATTTACAGCTTAACCGCATAAGCTCATGGAATGCCCCACAGGACGTTGATTATACGCCGTACATGGAACATCGCCTATGCAAAGAATGGGGCTGTACACCGTCACAATTACGCAAGGAACGCAACGAAGATGTGCAGCTCGCATTTCGGTTTATGGACATGGAGGGCGAAGTAGCAAATATCAAATCAAAAGAAAAACGGTAGGAGATGATGCAAAATGCCGGGCAGCGGTAAACGGATGAACTCTCTCGAAAAAAGAATTGCCGCCCTCGAAAAGCAACTTCAAGGGCGGCAAAGTAAGTCTACGGATGATTTGGAAAAGAAACTGGACGGAATTTTTGCTAAGTATTCAAAATAGAACTAAGCCGTGAATGGTATCCATTCAGAAGTTGAAAGTGAGATGAAAGAGAAGTGAACGAGTCAAAAAATAGCGTACTTCCTCTGATAAAAGAAGTATGCGAAGAAAGCGATTTACAGTTAATACAGGAACTTGTAAATAGCCACGTTTGGATTGTATTTATGATTTACAATCCAGTGCCAGAGAAAACGGTATTTTGCCTCGGCAGAGTTATTTGAGCTTTCCAATAATGTACTTTGGCTCACTACCAATTAAATCGTTGTCCATTTGGTAGTAATGAATGTACGTATTCAAGAGAATCCAACCATTGTTGATTTTTTCATTCACTTTTGATAAATCGTACTCCTCTTTAATTTCTGCAACATTAAATATCGGGTTAGTTTCCATCATCTATCCCTCCTTTCCACCTAATTTTATTCCTAATATCAGTAACTTTCAATTAAACCGTTGATATTCTCCATAATACGGAATATAATTAATGAAAAGAGGGGGCGTATTTAATGGCAGACACAAAATCAATTTCTTATGGGAAGATAGCATGTGATTATTGTGGTGGATTAGTAGACGAAATAGATGCAAAAAATCCTTTTACGGTGAATATAACACTTGAAGGAATTGAAGTTACTTTTTTCTTGTCACCTTCCGTAAAACGAACTTTTAATCCATACAATCGTAGAAAAACGATTGTATTTCCTATGGACAATATTAAAGATGTTTCTTTCAAAACTGACGAGCAAATCTCGAAAGATGTAACTTTAACTCGATTGCTTTTAACTGGTGTACTTGCATTTGGATTAAAGAAAAAATCAAAAAACGTAACCAATTATCTTACGATTGAATATGATTTAGATGGCATTCATTCAGATTTAATTTTAAAAGGTGCTTCAATTGTAAAATTAAATTCACTGATTTTAAAAGCTCGAAGAGATTATTTGATTGAGAATCCACTCGCGCAACCAATTGAAGAATCTACAGCGTCAAACATTCCATCCCAAATTAAGCAACTTTCCGATTTAAAAAATCAAGGCATTTTGACCGAAGAAGAATTTAGCTATAAAAAAGCTGAATTGCTCGCAAAAATGTAATTTTTAAAAGCTCGTTACTGATTGTAGCGGGCTTCTTTTATGCTCGAAAGCATCCGTAAGGGTGCTTTTTTCATGCCCATTTTTAAGAAGGGAAGTGAAATTAATGAATTCTAATAAAGTGAATGCTCAGCAAGACCTCGCGATGAAAATTGCTTTGATTCTTGAGACAGAAAAATGCACGGTAAACGAATCTTATATTGTTCTTGACATTGTTAAGGAGACGATACGTGATTCAAAATTTACCGTGCGAAAAGAAAACTAGATTTTGCTTTCGATGTACTTTAATCCCAAATAAGATGGTCTAGGATTATAGATGCTTACGATTCCTTTTTGATAAGTAAGGCCTTTTACCAGTCCTTTGCTCAAGCACTCTTCCAACGCATCATTAAAATTGCCTTGCCCTAATGAATTTGAAATTTCGTTAATGTCTTTCTCATCCTTTACACCTTTAAGGATTGACAACATTGCAGATTCAAATTCTTCTGATGTTTTAATCATTCTGTATCACCTCCCTCCCGAGAAAATTATAATCCATTATTCGACATTATACAACTGAAAGGAGGTAATAATCATAGACCCGATAAATATGGAAATCCTAATGGAAGCTACAAACGAAACGGCAGAGGCATTTGATGCTCTCAATGGCTCGCTAGGGGATATAAGTGGGCTTGTTGATGCTCTAAATGGAGCGTTCGATAGTCTTGAAACAACTGTTGATAGCTCAATGGGTGGAGCAGGAGAAGCTGTTTTGGGACTACAAACCCCAATTGATGATATAAGTGGCTCCATTGTGGGGTTACAAGCTCCTATAGTAGACATAGGAACGGCATTTGAAGCTCTTAACGCTCCAATTGATACTGTTAGTACGTCTATAGATGCAATATCAGGAGACGCAGACGCGGCAGCAACAGCCATTGACAGAATCGGAGCAGCAGGAACAGAAGCAGGAACCACAACAGCAGCAGGAATGACTGACGTAGCATCAAAGGTGGGAGGCATAGGAACATCTGCCGCAATCAGCCTCGGTGAAATAAGCGGCGCAGTTGACATTGCTAAAGCCTCTGTTAGCTCAATAAGTGAAGCAATCCCCGCTGTTGAAACTAGTTTTTCAGATTTGGCAGCAACGGCAACGGCAGCAATGGGTGAAGTCGGTGGAGCTGCCATAAAAGCAGAGGCAGCCGTTGGTGAATCAGCCATGGGACAAGATGCAGCCATAACTGAAATATTAGCGGCATTTGAAAGAGAATCGGCAGCGGCAGAGGCAGCGGCAGCAGTACAAGCACAAGCATGTGGTGAAGCAGAACTCTATATGGATGAAGCTGCAAACGAAGAAATGCTAGTAATGGATAGAGAATCAGCAGCGGCACAAGCATTTGCCGACAAGGTAGCGGCAGCTGAAGCAGAAGCCGGAGGCGCTGCAAGAGGGGCTGGCGTTGCCGCAGGAGAAGCAGCCGGAGGCTTTGAATTATCCTTTAAGTCAATCATGGAAACACTCGCTCCTTTAGCCGTTATGTTTGGTATGTATGAGGGGGGCAAAGCAGTTTTTGAAGCTGGTGTTGAGGAAACCAATCAGTATAATTCCGCACAAGCACAACTTGTAAATCAACTTAAGAGTAGTAAAGATGCAATAGGCATGTCCGCTTCTCAACTTGATGCACTTGCTGATTCTACTTCAAAAGGTACCGCCGTTTCAGCGGCTATGAATTTAACAGCCGAATCGACTTTGCTAAACTTTAACGAAATTGGTAAAAGCTCTTTGCCAGCCGCAACACAAGCGGTTGACGATTTAGCAACTAAAATGGCTGTTGCTAAAGGGCAGGCAGTACCGTCACTTGCTCAAATAACACAAGCTGCTAAAATGGTAGGCAAGGCAATGGAAGACCCTGCAACTGGAACTACGGCTTTTACAAGGGCGATGGTAACTTTCAGCCCTGTACAAGACGCAGCTATCAAAGCCATGCAAAAAGCCGGAGACACAGCCGGAGCACAAAAATTACTTATGGAAGATTTGGCATCACAAACAGCGGGTGCGTCTGCGGCAGCGGCAGAAACTTTTCAAGGCAAAGTCGCCATGCTTAAAAAGCAAATGGACGATTTATCAGGTGGAATAGTAAACGGAGTAGAAACAGCACTTGAAGCAATGGGCGTTGCTTTTGTGAATACTACAATGTTTTTAGAAAATCACAAGGCCGTGCTTGCCTTAGTTACAGGCGCTCTTGTTGGAATAGGAACAGCAATTTTTATATATATGTTACCAGCAATTGGAGCTGCAATAGTAGGGCTGGGAGGCATGGCGATAGCTGCTTGGGCTGCAATGGCACCGTTCCTTCCACTTATAGCAGCCTGTGCTTTACTTGCGTTAGGTGCATACGAACTTATAACAAATTGGGGAACAGTATGCTCGTTTTTTCAAGGCTTATGGAAAACGGTAAGTGAAGCGTTTGTGACAGCATGGGATGCAACGGTAAGCTTTTTGGCGGGTATTTGGTCAGACATTACAGGCGCGCTAGAAACGGCTTGGAATGCTGTTTCAAGCTTCTTTGTAGGACTATGGAACGGCATTGGTTCGGGAATAAAAACGGCTTGGGATACTATTAAAAGCTTTTTTGGCGGTATATGGAGTTGGATAACCTCGTTCTTTACACAGTGGGGGCCACTGATACTTGCTGTGCTAGTGCCGTTTATAGGCATACCGCTTTTAATATGGCAGCATTTTTCACAAATTAAAGATTGGCTAAGTGGGCTTTGGACTGATGTTACAAATGGAATTAAAACGTTTGTAGCAGACATTGCCGGCATTGTTCCCGAAATCGGTACAACAATCGTAAACGGATTTGACAGTGCAGTTACTTTTATTACAGATTTACCAGCGCAAATGCTCCAATGGGGCGAAGATGCAATAAACGGATTTATTAACGGCATTAAAAGCGCGGCCACTGGGCTTGCTGATGCTGTAAAAAATGTTGCAAGTACAGTTGCCTCTTATCTCCATTTTTCCGTGCCGGATATTGGGCCTCTTTCTGATGCCGATACATATGGTCCTGATATGATTAATCTTATTTCAAACGGTATTCTAAGTGGCATTCCAAACATCACTAGTGCCGCCAAACAAGCGGCTGCCGCTGTGTCCACTGCAATGCAACCTAGTAATGTTATCCCGATAACTGCGGCTTATACAGCGCAAATGACGGGCACATATGGAGCGTCTGCAATTTCGGGGCCATATGGTTCGGCTATAGCGGCAGGTAGTGGAAATGGCGCACCAGTATATAACATCACGGTCAGCGCGTCCGGTAACGTGGCACAGAGCAATCAACAACTAGCAACAACAATTAGCCAAGTCTTTATGCAAAATATAAAAACTCTTGGCAAGATCGGATAGTGGGGAGGTGACAAATTGGCTATTCAAGTTTTAATTGGAGGTGTGGATTATACTTGTGCAGAGGTTGGCGGTCAACTCGCCTCCGTTGTTGATTATGATGGATTTCAAATCAACGAGGATATTACCACGACCAACAAAAACTCCACATTCAACCTCTACATTTATAATAACCTAATGCCTCCCCCAATGGGTGGGCAAGAGTGCGTGATACTCAACAATGGTGTCAAGGAGTTCGCGGGGATTATTATCGGGCCAACTGAGGATAACCCCTCGCCCGGCACTATGCTTTATCAAGTACAGTGCAAGGATTATGAGTTTTGGTTTGATAAGCGAATTGTGACACAGACTTACACAGGTGCAACGCTTGAAGTTATGGTAAACGACATAACATCAAATACCAATTTATCCGGTGCAGGATTTACAACTAACCATGTATATCCATCGGGTGTTATTATGTCATCTACCAAAAAGTTTGACCACAAGCAAAGTACAGAGGCATGTAATGAATTAGCCAACTATGTTGGCTTCTTTTTTTATATTGACTACGACAAAGATGTGCATTTTGAGCCAGTATCAAATACGCCGTCACCTTTGCCAAATAACACGTTGCTACCTGATACAGCAGCAGGATCACAATATTATAACACTCTTGAATTTGTCGAAGATGTAAGCCAGCTCCGCAACCAAATTTATTACATCGGTCATTCACTTCCGCAACCACCACAATTAACGCAGCAATTCACCGGTGATGGACAAACTTTATCATTTGACACTCTATACCAGCCAAAGCACAGCTTAAAAACAACCGATTTAACGGTTACAGTTGACGGAATAACGCAAACAAACGCTCTTGATATTTCAACTGCGCTACCTGGGACAGGAAATGCAGGAACGGTATATATTTATTATACAAATTCATCATTCCGTTTTTCTTCGCCTCCAACTACCGGTGCATTAATTACAATTACATATTTTCCTATGTTACCGGCAGTAAATATGTTTAATGATCCTTTTGCTATTTCGGTTATGAAAAAGCGTGATTTGCTTGATGGCGTTTATGAATATGCAATTAACGATCCAAAAATGAGCAGTACGGATGCAACATTGGTAACTATGGCAGGGATGTATCAGCTCCAAAAATATGGCTATCCGCATATTACCGGAACATTCAACAGCTTTTTGCAAGGTTGGTCAATAGGGCAGTCTTTTAACTTGACAAGCAATCTGAGAATGGGTGGAAGATTCCAAAACCAATTATTTTATGTTGTAAAAGTAACAAAAATATTGGTTCATTCCGACCCAACCGGTGATAATCCTATTGTTATAAATGGGATTGTAGTAGAAAACGCAATGCAATATACAATTACGTTTTCAGACATTCCGTTTTACACTTGAGGTGACTTATGGACAATAGATTGGCAGCTTTAAACTTGGCTTATATGCAAAAGGAAACAGTGGATGATACAGACGATAATACACTCATTCAGAAAATGACTGCCCCAATTGACAACGTGCAAGTTGATGACAGCCAATTAATACTTACTGCCGCTTTACCCAGCAACATGCAGTGGGGCGGATATGACACAAGCGGGGTATGGCACGATGCAGGATGGTTATGGGGAACATCGGGATATTGGGGGTAACGATTTGAATTTAAAAAACGAAATAGGCTGGCATGGCGATCTTACATGTACTGTCCAAAACAAGGACGGTATTTTTTTGCGCGATTATCATTTCAAAAATGAAGCAACCAAATATGCATTGTCTTATATTGCAGCAACTATAGCAAATGGGTGGACAGCTCCAACGCAAACTATCGTACCGCCATCAATAATTGAACTTGGCACAGGAACCGGAACGCCAACGCCCTTAGACACTGGATTGTGGGCTCCGGCACCTGCAACAATCAACCCTTGCTCAATTGTGCAACAATATCTAGGCAACTATATACAGTTTGTTGCCGGTTGGCAACCGACCGCGCCGATACAAGGCGTATGGACAGAGGCAGGACTATTTGACACAGCCGGTAATCTATGGGCGCATGTCAGCCTCAATATCACTATTAATGCCGGTGAAATGCTTACCGCACAATGGACGGTAGGATTTGTCGGGCTGTAAAAGGGAAGTGAACTAATGTCTTTTAAACCAATAGTAGCAGGAGCAAAGCCTCTCGCCAGCGATGCAGACCAATACAGACTTGCAATGACAGGGCAAGCTGATGTGGGACAAGTTACATTTGCAAAGGCACAAACAACGCCAGCAGCTCCAACAGTTGCTATAAACACCACATCAGGAAATTTAAATGGCAGTTATCATTATAAAATTGTTTTGATTACCGGATTTCAAGAATCTGACGGCACATATTGGGTTAATGGGTTCGCTCCATCTGCTGATAGCGCCTCTGTTTCTCCTGCAAATAAACAAGTAAACTTGTCCAGTATTGCAGTAGGCACAGCAGTTACAATCGGGCGTTTGATTTATCGCACAGATTCAGGTGGAGCAACTGGAACAGAAAAATTTTGCGGCGTAATTTGGGACAATGTAACAACAATTTATACTGATAATTTGCCAGATTCAAGCCTTGGCACTAATATGCCAACTGCTGCAACTTCCGTAACAGTCACAAACATGACGTTAGGAAGTCCAAACATTTCTGTATCTTCTACCAGTGGATTTCAAATAGGTGGCGTTGTAACCGGAAATGGTGTACCACTTGGAACAACAATTTTGTCTGTCACAAACAGTACAAATTTTGTTATGAGTCAGGACGCGACATTAGCAGAGACAAGCGGAAACATTTCGGTTTACCCATTGAATGGCGTCGCGTACGGCACAGCTATTCCAGCAAATGTGCCAACTACAAATACCACAGGCAGTTATCTTATAAGCGCACCTAATGCAACATCTGATGTTCTGATTACAAGTACAAGTGCAACAAATGTATTAGCATATATGCCAACAGCAGCAGGAAATTTTGAAATATTGTCTTATATAAGGGTGGTAACAGCTACTACAATAGTGAGCATAACAATTACTTATACTGATGGTGGTGGTGCGCAGACTTTAATCGTTTTACCCTCTCAAGCTCTTTTAGTCGGTAGCAATATGCTACTTCCAATGTTTATTAATTCGGCAGCAAATCAGCAAATAACAATAACTGTCACAGTCGGAACAACAAATCAAGTGTATGTTTCAGCAAGCATAGTGGGGGTGTAATAATGGCTGAAATATTAGGATTAGGATATGACCCATCACAATATACCGAGCATCAAGCAGTAAATACATCATTAAGTTCAACAACTTTGACAACTTTAATAAGTGTGACAGGTCAGGGAATGCTAGAAGCGGCATTGATAACTGCAACCACTACAACTACAACAGCACCAGAAATCGTTATAACTGTTGATGGTACAGTTATCTTGGATTTAGTACAGCCAACAGGTGCCGAAGGTTCGTCAGCAATGGGGATAGTTTTTTCACCAAACCTCAAATATAGTTCCTCAAGTTCAGACTATATAAGCGGAATGGAAAATCTTTTTGGAGGCAGTATCACTGTCTCTAATTTGCAAGTAGTTGCTTTCCCCAACGCCTCACAAGTCACATTAGGAAGTACCGGATATTCAGGCATCGTTGCTATAGATCAGCCAATCTATTTTAAACAATCACTTTTGATACAAGTTAAAGGTGTTTCTGGACTTAAGGCATATGCGAAAGTGAGGTATTAATCATGAATTACACAATTGAAAACGGAATAGTTTATCTTAATGACGGAAAAGGTCAATGCTGTATCGGCAACGCAGAGCAGTACAGCACAACCACAACAGCTACTCAAACGGTTTACCAGTGGCAGAAATTTAATACGACCACAGGGCAGTATGAGGATGATACTGCCAACACAACGCCCATAAATGGTATAACGCCTACGAATGGGCAAGTAACGGTTGCAATAGCCCCAGTACCTACAATGCCAACATTAGAAGAACTACAAGCCAACCAGTTAACCATAATGAGTGCATTGGCAGACCTATACACAACCATATTAGGGGGTGCTTCGTAATGGCACAATTATTTTTTGTGTTGATACAAAACCACATGAGGACGCTTTCACAAGTTCCCACAGCTTTACAAAGTGATGTTCAAGCACTTCTTACGGCGGCAGGACTTGACGCAAACGGCAATCCGATTACAACATCATAATCATTTTAAACGCCGCAGGACGTTATTTTTATGCGCTCCGGCAAACGTCGGAGCGCAATCTTTTATGAAAGGGAAAACACATGAATGTAATTTCTTTTATTGCATTAGTTGCCCCCGGCGCGCAAGCAGCAATGAAAAGCAGTGACATACTCGCGTGTGTCGAAATGGCGCAGATTGCAGAGGAAACCGGATGGCTTGCACATGCTCCCGGAAACAACGTGGGTGGCATTAAAGCAGATAGCAATTGGCACGGCGCAACGCAAATCCTCACTACAGAAG